GAACGTTCTGAGGACCATTCATAGCTATCTGAGCAAACTCTTCTTTGTTCACAGCTCCCCTTCCAGGTTCTTGAACTTCAGCAGCCTGAACAGTGAATGCTTCACCAAGGTCGACAGCTCCCCGTCAGTCAGGACGTCCAGGACCTCATCATTGACAGTTGGCTTCAGGTCTGACTTGTCCATCTCAGCCTTGATGTCTGCGTATTGGGCCAGAAGCCGATCCCTATACATGCCTCAGACCTCCGTCTGACGCCAGGGCCTAAGGGACCACCAGAGCCGAGCTGTGTCATGACACTCACAGGGGCACTCACTCACAGAAGGCGGCAGACCATAACCTGACGCGCATCCGCAGTGAGTGCACCTGATATGGGAGATGTCCACTAAGGGTAGAGGCTGCACCAGCAGCTCGCCCTGGCCTGGAATCTGTTTCTTAGCCATTACCGGTGAACCAACATGATGACCAGTACTGCAATGATCCCTGCCAGGATGAGGATGTGCCAGACATCTTCAGTCATAATGCCCCCTCTCCTGGAAACAGTGGGACTAAGTCCCTGAAGTACGTAATCGACCACCAGGCACCCACATTCTCGAGACTGATGCCGTAGGGCTTAGCCAGGACCACTGGCAACTTCTCAGGGCCTGCCTGGATTGATGCCTGACACAGAGCAGCCCCGATATTGAGACTCTGCCTGTTCTTCACTTCAATGGAGACTCCAGGGATACCCAGGATGTCTGCAGACTGAGGAGTACCGTCATGGCCCAGTGCATTCCTGCTGGTAATGGCCAGTGGGTAGCCTGCGTCCCTGAGATACCGAGCTGCGGCCCTCTCCGCGCTGTGGCCCTTCACTCTTCCGTTAACTGGCATGTCTCTTGACCTCAGTTATGAGTGCAGTCCAGGTGTTAGCCTCATCGACTGTGAAGGCTGGGTCATCAGGAAGCCTGAGTTTCTGTTCATCAACAGAGACCAAGACAGCTGAACGCTGCTCCGGCGACAACCTCCCCAGAAGGCCTGCCACTGCATCCCGAACGCCTGCTGGAGCCCCTGACGTCGGCCCAGGAGCCTCTGATTTGCCCTCAGGAGCGTTTGGAGGGGCCAGCATGGGTCCTGGTCCATCGGCGGAGCTGGGAGGGCCTGTGAGAGCCCTCTGGGAGCCTCTGGATTGAATGGGCTGCTCAGAGCTGGCCTGGGCCAATTCATCCCCTGTATAGAGACCACTCAGGCCCTGGGGAAAGGCCTTACGGAGAGCCAGGGCCTCTGCACACTTAGCCAGCATCTCTGGTCCCATCTGAGCCCACATCCTGGTAGGGCTGCCATCCTTCTTGCGCTGACAATAAGAGTCCCAGAGGGCCACTCCAGTGAAGCTGGCTCTCCTGTCTCCTACATACCGGTAGACAGTGACTTTGCTGGCCTTAGGGTTGTCATCCTGGAGCCAGACATCAGTCCACATTCCTGTCCTGCCAGCCCAGAAGGGACCATCCTGGCCACCCAGTTCCCCAGTATCTGCAGCCAGTGTCCTGAGCCCATCAATGGAGACCTGCGTCTGTAGGACCTCTGCCCCAACCTGGGCATCCCATCTCTTAATGGCATAAATCTGCCTCGAGAATGGGTCTAGGCCCGTACGTTCACACTGTTTGATGAACAGCTCTAGCTCCAGGTCTGTAGCACCCTTAGCTACGGTCCTCTTGATGAGGTCCACCTGGTCTCTGAGACTGTTAGTGGTGAGAGTCATGCGTCTGCCTTCTTAGCTCTCACTGGCTCTCCCAATAGAACCCTTGACGCCTTCTCCAGCCTAGTTGCAAGAGTCTCTAGCTCCCTGGCCCTTTCTCGGTGCTCTATAGCCTCTTCCCTGGCCTGTTCTGCCCTAGCTAGGCAGAGTTTGCTCTCTTCTTCTGGGCTTAGCAGGGGGGCCTCTCCAGGCTCACTGAGAGGCGACCGATGCCCCACCCAGGTATATAGAGCCTGTCTGGCTGCATCCAGGGATGAGTGAGTAGACTTACGCAGAATCGCACCCTTACCATTAGTTATCTTAAAGAGATAGTCCCCATTATCCAGGGGCACTATTTCCGTACGATGAGAAATGATTGTCATTCTTGGCCCCTGCCTGCCAGTTCTTCACTCACCTCATGCAATCTAATCCGTAGCTCAGCTAGGCATATCTCTGCCTCATCCAACAGCCCATCAACGAGCAGCCGGATTCTCCGTAGCTGGTCCTCACTCATCCCACCACCCCCAGAGCTGGGGTGATATCCACATCTCCCATTCCCTGGCCTTCACCCTGCCTCCAGCCGAACACCTTTCTCAGGCTCAGGAAGACTTCATGCTCAGCAGGCCCGGCAGCCACAGGGTGGAACTCCACGTGACCATCAATGTAGAGATGGATGACAGCAGCAGCTGCCACTGGTGGGAGTTCACAGGTGCCCTTTTCCTGGTCCTCATCGTCATACAGGACAGCCTCAGTGGCATACCGGTAGGCAGCCAGCTGGAGCCTCCAGGAGTCCCAGTACTTCCCCTTCCCATGCTTCCTGGAACCAGTCGTCTTCAGGTCCAGCAGGAAGGGCTGACCATTAATGTTGGCCCTCCAGTCGAGGGTTCCCACGTAAGCCAGGTCAGGGTGGGTGGTCCAGCGGACAACCTCTTCCCAGCTGAGAGGCTCAGGCTTAGCCGACCGCCACCAGTCAGCCAGACCGTTAGCCATAGGGACCAGCTCTGCGAACAGCTCGGCTTCTGGAACCCTCTGCCAGAGCCTGGACCTGTCCCTGATGGAGCTGACTACATCCTTCAGACTGACAGTGTTGCCCTGACACCACTGGGCGTTCACTTCATGCAGAGCTGAACCTACTAGTGCCCTGTGGTCCCACACTCCTCTATGGTGACGGTATAGTGTGGTCACTGCGTCTGGAGCTGGGAGGTCCATCCACTGATTGCTATGGTGTACTGCGTAACTGGCAGTCTCCCTTGCTGCTCCCCAGCTCAGCCCAGGCTTATCGAGAGTGTTGATAACCTGTGTAACTGAAGGTGGGGCATAGGGGTTCTTCGCATAAGGCCTGTGTCCAGGCATCCCATTCCTTCCCATAAGGGTGACGAGCGCAGGGAGAACAGACCAGACCTCTAGGCCTGGACCTAAAGAACTGAGACCACTAGCTGCAACTAGTGATGTGTCTCGTTTCAGAAAGGTGTTCCCCTGCGCACGTCACGCAGGCCCTGGCATCGTCACTGATGCGTCACTCTTAGCTGTACCCCACCAGTCTGAGCAGGTCAACTGGGGTACGACAACAATGACCGCACTATGTGTTGCTATGTGTGTGGAGGACAACACCAAAGGGAAGAAGATGTCATGTCTATCTCACACTGCGTGACTGATACTGGTGTCTGAGAGATTATTTCCAGTCAGGTCCTGGTCATTGGGGCATGATAATGGTAGGTTCCTTCACCTGACTCATTGGCACTACAGCCTCAGGAAGGGTTCAGGATATGAGCAGACCTACTAGAGCCCAGGAGCTGGGTCTTACAGAGGAAATAACACAGGACTCAGACGGTACGTACAGCTACTCATTACGTGACCGAGATGGCTCCCTATTAGTTGCTAAACCTGGCTTCCCCCACGAAGCGGCAGCCCACAAGAGCGTAGGGAACTGGATCAGGAACCATTACCGTCCCAACCATAGGCCCAGACCAGAGCCCATACAACCTAAGTCCTCTGGCCCCTCCTCTCAGATGCTGACCATGCTCAGGTCTAGGGCTGAAGACAATGCCTCCCAGGCCCAGCGTCTGCGCTCCCAGGCTGAGCTGCTGGAGATAGAGGCTAAGAGGCTGAACGCCGCTGCTGACATTCTGGAAGGCCCTGAAGGGAATGGCTAGACCCAGGCCTGCCCAGGATTATCAGGTCCGCTTCCTGCACTGCAGGACCTTCGGCCACACCTGGGACCTGGCTAAGGCTGAAGCCCAGGGGGCCACTCTCTTCCAGTTCATTCTGACCTGCTCCCACTGCGGTACCAGGAGGATAGACCTCATCAATTCCAGGACTGGGGCCAGGACTGTGCATGGGGGCAGGACCTATGAGTACCCAGAGGGCTACCAGGCCCATCGAGGGGAAGCCTTAGACCGAACTGACTATCGCATAGAGTTTATTAGGAGGCTCAGGGATGGCTGAGGTACTCCACTTTGGTGTTGGCCAGGATGAGCAGGGCTATTTCTACGCAGTCCAGGTGAGAGGCAAATACCTGGCAACTAACCTGCGCTTCGAGACAATGGAAGAAGCAGTGGAAGCCCTGATGGTGAAGGTAGACCGTGTCAAACTGCTCCTGAAGGATAGGCGCTTCCCAGAAGACTGGACTAACTAGTGGACTACCTGGACCATTCCACTAACAGCCCTGGCCTGCTCCTACTGGCAGTCCTGATAGGTCTATTCATGGTGGCTCTGTATTGGTACGCAGGAAGGGACTAAGTAGTGGCATCAGATAAGGATATTTCCCCGTCGGCTATTCATGCCTACCTCTCGAACTTAGCTAAAGCTGGCTGGCAGAGAATGGCAGAAGACAATGGAGTATCCACCACAGGCCTGATGGAGGCTATGGGCCTGAACTGGGCTGAGGCTATCAGGGCCAACGGTGGAGAGGCTGACGGCCTGAACACAGCCCTAGTGAAGCAGGCTAGGAAGATCGATGCTCTCAGACGCAGGAGGGGCCGGTAGTGGTGGTCTACCTGGGTCTAATCATGTTCGCTATAGCCTTTGTGGCCTGCTGCTGGGGAATGGCCTATGGCTGGTACCGGGGCCAGGAGGAGGCTAGGTCCTACTACCAACAGCAGGAGGACCCCTGATGGTCTTCACTGCCTACTACTCCACAGATGCAGAGCTGAGGCTGACAGCCCCTAACTGGAGAGCAGCCCTGGAGCTGGCCCTAGCCCGTGCCAACCTGGCTACAGGCTCTCTGGAAGCTCTGGAGCTGGGGGCCACAGGTGGGAGTGCAGACCTGGAGAGCAGTGTGGACAGGCACCCCTCCTGACCTGCTAGTCCTGAGGTGCTAAATCGAATGTTGCTGCGACCTCGCACAATCAATTTACCAGACCTGCTGAGGGGCCGATAAACTGGGCATGATGACCCAGAAGCGTAGGTACACAAAGAAGCCTGCTAAGGACCTCAGCCAGACCCCCTCGGGCCGGTGGCTGGCCAGTCTCACCTTCCCCACCCCTAAGGCTGGTCAGATCAGACTTATCGCCTACCTGAGGCTATCAAATGAGAAGGTGAGTGAGTCTGATCACCTACTAGCCCTGCAGCGCCAATACCAGACCTGCCTCTCACTGGCTAAGAAGCTGGGCGGTGTGGTGGTGGCAGTGCGGTGCGACATGGCAAAGTCTGCCGATACCAGGAAGGGGGCCAGGCCAGAGTTTCAGGCTCTCCTACTAGACCTGGGCAACTACGATGGCCTAGTGGGTTCCCACTTCTTCCGTGTGGTTAGGGACCCAGAGGACATCACTGTCCTGATCAGAGTCTATGAGGCTCACCCTGGCCTGAAATTCTCCACTCCCCAGGAGGCTCTGGACCTCTCTACACCTATGGGTAGGGCTGCAGCCTATGGTGCTGCCTCTAGGGGCTATGACGAATTAGCGGTCATGTCCCAGCGACAGAGCGATAGGCACTCCCAGCTCAGGGAGAGTGGCCGCTATGTTGGTCCTAGGATGTTCGGAGTCACTGGGGCTAACCATGATCAGGAGTCTCCTGAGGCTGACCTCATTAGGAAGGCTGCTAAGGATGTCCTTCAGGGGAAGTCTGTCGCTGAGGTCAAACGAGAGTGGGACCAGGCTGGAATCCTTAGCCCTAAGGGTGGGGTGATGGCCAGAAGTACCATCAGGAACATGCTCCTGAGCCCCAGGATAGTGGGCTACCTGGTTCATAAGCCTAAGGCTAGGCCAGGAGAGCTGACCCCACCTATCTACCAGTGGACTGTTCCAGACGATGAGGGCCGACCCATCAGGTCTCAAGTTCCAGCCATCCTCACTGAGCAGACCTGGAAGGCCCTTATTACTGAACTCTCAGGTAAGGGGGACCGCTGTAGGCAAGCTGTCCAGACCAGGGCCAGTTATGTGCTGTCTCAGCTCTGCTGGGGAACAGTCTGTGGAGAAGCTATGAATGGCTGCTTCTACAGCGATAGGGGCCGCCACTATTATCGGTGTGCGAAGGGCTGCTGCACGATAAGTGGCCCCCACCTGGACAGCCATGTGGGAGACCTGTTGACAGCCCTGTGGACAGAAAGGGCAGTGGCTGTGGTCCCAGAGGCTCAGCCCTTCACCCAGCAGGCTGACCTGGACCACTGGGAGGCTCAGCTGGAGGAGGTGGCCCAGCGCTACCGGGCCAGGGAGATGAGCCTCAGTGAGAAGCTGAGCACCCTGCGAGACATCAATCAGGAGCTGGCACCCATCCAGAAGGCCTGGGCGGAGTGGAACAGGTCTCAGGCAGCGCCAGCCCCCAGACATACGGTGGACCAGTGGGAGCAGGCTAAGGCTAAGGGTGACATCCCAGCCATGCGGAGGATGGCCAGGGCCGAGCTGGAGAGGCTGGATATCTCTAAGGCGTCACGGAAGGGTCTGAAGGGTCTTCAGGCTGACAGGGTGACTCCTGTGTGGCGCCAAGACTCAGCAGCTTCTGCCAGTGGTCAGCATCCCGGGCAGGGGCAGACTGAATCTGCTGCCTGATGGTTTCCTGAGCCAGTGACTCAGGGTCCAGGCCCAACCTCCCTGCGTCTTCCCTGTCGTACAGCTCCATCACCCCTCCTGGTTAGCATCCCACCAGAGCCCCCTGTATGGCCCCCTAAGGCTGTCGGGGGGCTCCTGGCTGTCTGCCACCCATCCTACCGGCCCACAGGTCCTCTGGGGGCTGCTCAGGGGGCAGACTTCAGGGCCACTGGCCATTGCGTCAGGGGTTGAAACACTAAATCTACAAAGTAGCACCCTGGAGTGTCATCAGTGGCAGGATAACTAGTTGGGGCCATCGTCCAACAGCCTCCCAAATAGGCGAGAAGGGAAGACCCAGAAGTCGGCGTGACCTGTTGGTAACTACTGTTTATTGCTGCCGATGAGGTCGACGCTGTGCGATAGGCAGTACTCCCAGACACGGCCACAGGGGTGGAGAGCGTGCCAACTACCCACCCAGCGGGGGCGCTAGCCGCATTATTAATGACCGTACGTCCCAGCTCCGCCTGGGTGCTCTGCAGATAGAGACATAAGGTGATGTTGTGAGCACTGGCATTACCACCGTAGCGGTAGTACCTCAACCCTGTTATTCGGCCGGCCGCCGCCACAGTTATTCGGCTTCCTTCACAGGAGGAGGCACCTATGTTATGCATGGCGGTAGGAGCTATCGTAAAGACCGAGCTATCTGACCCGTACACCTGTGTAGCACTCTTAGGCCCATACAGAATCTTAGCTGTCGTGTCCAGGTAATAGTTCCCTACAGCCCCCAGGGCATCAGCAGGAGGGCCGGTGCCATTCAGGATGGTAGTCCCACCGGTGGGCACTTCATCTGTGGTGAGGACATCTCCGAACTTAGTCATGGTGCAGACTTAATGGCTATGGGCCAGGTGGGCTGTAGAGGCTGGAATAGGATGTCCGCAAAGTAACAGATAGTGCCCGCGTCACTGCCTGGATACGCAGGTGAACCTGAGGCGTTACAGCTACCAACTACAGAGACAAGAGTAGGAATAAGGGAAGAATAGGTGAAGGGTCCAGCGTAGCCTATCTGTGTAGAAGTTGGGATCATGAAGTAGGCAACCCTCAGGTCAGTATTAGCTGTGACGTCAAGGGGAGTAGGAAGCACTCCAGTCACCCATCCTGCAGCGGCGCTAGCTGAATTGCTAATTGCAACCCTGCCCAGTTCAGTTTGGTTACTTTGTCTGTAAAGCAGCAGGGTTGCCGTATGGGCAGCCTGCCCAGGCGCCCGGTAATACCTAAGTGACCCGATCCGACCCTGTACCAGAGACTTCATAACAGTGCCATATGTTGAGCCCCCTCCATTAGCGAAGGTGCTTGGAGTGCCAGGGAGTGCAGGCTGCTCTGGACCATAGACTCCGCCGCTATTCTTAGGCCCATACAGAGTCTTACCGGCAGTGTCTAACCAGTAGTCTCCCACTGCCCCATCAGTGTCAGTGGGGGGTCTGGTCCCATTGATGATGAGAGTTCCCCCACCGGACAGCTCAGTCTGTGTGACTACGGAGCCGAAGGTAGGCATCAGCCCAGCATCCCATAGGACTTCAGAACATCCAGCAGAGTGCCCACTACCCTGGCCAGTTCGGTGACAGTGCAGCTCTCAGGACTGAAGGCTTTATCCACTGTGTAGCCAGGGGTGACACTCCAGCCAGTGGACTGAGGGGCCGGGCTGACACCCCAGAACCCCACATTGGATGCGAAGGATGTTGGGCCGGCAAAGCTATTCAGGTCAGCGGAGCCCCTCTGGCGAATGCCAAAGCCAGTAGTCACCCCTGCCACCTTCTGTGCTTCTATGTCCACTCCAATGGCTGTCGTTATTGTGCCACCCGTTACGACTACGGGAGACTGCGCACCAAATACGGTACCGGTACCAACTACGCCAGTAGTGTTCTGCACCTGACATTGGCCCATATATGGGATCAGACTGACCATAGAGCCACCTGCACCCAGGAAGGTCGGCCCTGACCACATACCCCTTACGTCAGCGGCCCCTGAATTGCTAGGCTGGCATCTCACCCCATAGGTTACTCCACTAGGGATTGCGAAATTAGGAATGGTACCGTGGCCCACCCGCAGTAATTGCGTAGTGGATGCCTCTGGCCCAGCTACGATTAGAGTTCCTGATGTGGCCAGCCCACCTACATCACTGCGTCTCAGAATGGCATCGGGCGACCACTGTATGTTCTTGCTGGGGTCTAGCTTTAAGTCGGAAGCATAGAGCGGCTCTCTCCAGGCTGTGTCATAGTCGTTGGTGGTGTTCTTGGTTAGGACATTGCCTACTCCGCCACCTACCGGTACCCCTACGCCAGGAGGACCTTCTGGACCGCCGGCCGGGCCAGGTTCACCCTGTGGCCCCTGTGGACCTGTGGGGCCGGGAACTCCCTGGGGACCTGGGTCCCCTTCTGGGCCTTCTGGGCCTGGAGGTCCAGGGATGAGCCCACCGGTGGCCACTGTGATGGACCCTGTGGGTTTAGGTACCGTTACCTTAGCTGTGGTCTTCATGCCACTCCCACCTGCGTAATGTCCAGTGCTGTGGAGACTCCACCCTTACAAAGGGTTGTGACCAGCCCGTTAGTGTCTGTGTGTTCCAGGTCCCAGGAGTGTCGGCCCCCACCTTCACCTAGAGCCTGGGTCTGAGTGCCAGACAGATACAGGTACACAATGCCTGAGGGTGGATCAGGGACACTGACTACTGGAGTGGCCACCAGCTCCTGAGCATGGGCCTTACGTATCTGAGCCACCGTAGAGCCAGTGAGGTTATAGGCTCCTCCATCGGCAGCAGTGACAGTCAGGGTCAGGGCCAGGTCATCACCTGCATACAGGTTCAGGTCCAGTGTCGGTGGCACTGCGTTAACAGCTGTCATGCTTAACCTTCTGACCTAGCATCATGGGCTGACCACATACTGAGCACTTAGGCATACGCTGGGCCTTACGGAGCCAGATACGCTCCAGCCTCACTATCTGTTTCCAGTCCCACTTCCACAGGGGTACTTCATCAATCTGGGTCTGATTGCTTGACTCCATATTCCATCCTGATGGACTCCAGTTCATCCAGTCTTCTGATGAGGTCCCAGAGTTTCCCAGGAGGGGCCAGCTGTACCACCCTGGCAGCGGCCCTGGCCTTATCATCCTCAGTCTCAGCAGCCCTCCACTCATCGAGGGCCATACGCAGGGCACTGTACTCAGGCATCATCGGCCCCTTCCTTACTGCCCCCAGCCCAGGGAATGGCCTTCAAGGCGTCCCTGATGGGATCAGGCAGGTCCCTGGCATTGAAGACACTGGGGCAGTTCGCAGGAGGGTTCTCAGGCTTCTGTTTGGCCAAGAAGCCCACCACCTGGAGAGCGTTAGCCTCCTCAGCACTCCTGGGGTGGTAGCGCCTCAGGGTGCCATCTCCAGCCACAGTGATGAAGTATTGCCCATCGTCATCTTCAATGAGGTTTCCCTGCACATTGTGCATAGCGAACTTGTTCAGGACAGTACTGCCTACGATAGCAGTCAGGTGGTTCCAGTCATCGTCTGTCATGACATCCTCATCTTCCATACCCCACATAAAGGAACGGTCTGCGGTAATCATATTGTTGTGGTCTGAAGTGTCCTGTAGGACATAGCCGATGCACTGCAGCATGCTGGCATAGGGGCTCAGGACCAGGTTCCAGCCACCGTCACTGATGGGAGTCCCAGGGGCAGTGCCAGGGTAGCTCCAGGCGGCACACTGCCAGCTGTCAGGGAACAGCTTCACATCACCACACAGGCACTGCATGACAGAGGCACAGCCATAGGCCCTAACCTCCCTGCCACCCACTGACATGGCCCCTCTGAAATACTCCACAATAGGCCCGTAGAGCTGGCCGTGGTTGGGCTGGAAGTCCACTGCATAGAAGATGGGAACGTTAGGAGCCCCTACCTCATCTGCGTACCTGTTGGCATTGTTGGCATGCTGAACCCCAGTGTTCCAGCCACCCAGACAGGCTGAGGCTGCCTCCTCATAAATCAGGCCAATGCCCAGGCCAGCCGCCAGCAGGCCATTCGCTTCACCTTTAGTGAGGCAGCGTCCATCATGGCCCAGGTATCTGAGGGCTCCGATGTAGCCACTGTTCCTGATGTAGTCAGGTGAGGGCCGACCATAGGAGTAGTCCACCACTGCAGGGAACGACATGGTCATCAGAATTCGCTCCCTGGTGGGAAGACATGATAGAAGCCAGCCACCTGGTCTACCTTCAGAACCAGGCCAGCAGCGTTAGCCCCAGTGGCTACATACACATTAGGAGCCATATTAGCGTTAGCAGGGTGGTTCCTCCAGAACCCTTTGACAGGAAGGGTGGCAGCCAGAAAGGGACTGTTACTGACCACTGCTCCAGGATTCAGAGCAGGACTAGTCCCATTACCGTTCGTGACCACATAGGAGTTCAGGGAGCCAGCCCCACTGCCGCTGGAGACTGTGACATACAGCAGGAGGTCCACAAAGTAGGAGCAGGCCCTGGGGAAGGTCTTGGCTGCCAGTGGAATGGTCACGGAGGCACTGGGTCCCAGGGTGGTAACTGTGGTGTAGTTGGTCACGCTGGAGAAGTACCAGGGGAAGGATTGCCAGGCTGACCCATTGTAGAACTGCAGGTCAATAACATCACTATTGAGCTGGCTCATCTGCCCTAGGGCTGGGGCTGAGATGGCACTGGCCCTGGCAGAGGATGAGGCATGCCTACTGACTGTCTGGCTCATCAAGTGGTTATTGACGTCAGCAGCCAGAGCCTCCTCACCTGCTACAAAGACTTTATAGGGCATCAGCCCTCCTAACGGTAGGAATTCCCTGCGTTCAGTTTGTCCTTAGCGTGGGCTCCCCAGTGCATGACACTGCCGTAGACAGCAGCCATCACCAGCTCCAGCTCTACTTCCCAGCGGTCCCTGGACACTGTGTGCGAGACCCCCAGAGCCCTTCCTATGACCTCTGTAGTGGCTGTCTGGTCTGGTGGAGTCCACTTCACCCTGACTCGGTCAGTGATAAGAACCAGGCTCAGGAGGGGCAGCCACAGTGAAGGGTCAAAGGCTGGCAGTACGGTGACACTGGTCAGCTCTGGCCTGACAGTGGACTGCAGGGAGACCAGGAAGCTGGCCCATGATCCGGCTGCCCCATCAGTCTGTAGGCCCAGGTCAGTTCTCTTATAGCTGTAAATCCCATACTTGTCGACACTGGTGGTGGACTGGGCTGTCTGGATAGTGCCTCCCACTATGGAGGCTGAGACCGTATTTCTGATGTTCAGGGAGGCTGCCTGGATGACTGCGTCTGTGACCGCATCATGGTCAGGTACACATCCCAGAGTGAGGACAGGGTCAGGGCCTGCACTCCAGGTGTCCCTATTCTTGAAGGTCAGTCTGCCTGTCTGGTCTATGAAGGTAAAGCCCAGCTCATCCTCAGTGGCCCTGCCTACCAGCTCCCAGGCAGACCTAGCTAGGGTGGTGGCCTGCAGGGTGTTAGTGCTGGAGTCCAGGGCCGTGGGACCAGTCCAGGAGTAATAGCTGAGTACCCTGGTGATGCGCTGAGAGACTGTCTCACCTGCTCCTACTGCAGGCTGCTCCCCATAGTCCCTGTTAACTAGTTCCTTCACTGCGTCTGATGCCTGGACCTCAGCTACCCTCTTCTCTGGGTGAAGCTGCCAGTCCTCAGTCCAGGTGTCGACCGTCCCAGTGAACAGCCTCTTCTGGGTTATGGCTGAGCCATCCCACCACTCAGCAAAGACTATGATATTGCTGCCAGGAGCCAGCCTGGGGAGCCCTGCGTACTGGTAGGGGCTGTCTGGGTTGCTGGGGTCATAAACCCTGTCAGGGTCTGCCAGTCTGATGGAACAGGTCCCAGCGTCACCCTGAGCTATGGCCCCATCAGCCCTAGAGCCTCCCACGCTGGTCTCCAGGTGCAGAACATCACAGGAGAGGTCCACCCAGAGTCTGCCGGCAGGAGGAGCAGGCCCAGCCTTAGCCCCAGCTCCACCACTGAAGACATTCCCTGAGTCCAGGTTGTCGGTCGCTGACTGCCCCCACTTCATCGTAGAGCCAGCCTGGATGCCAGCCCATATGTAGAGTTTCAGTGGCCCACCCCATGCTGGTGAGTAGGCTCCTCCTGGGGTTCCTGGCCAGGGCTCAGGCAGTGTAAGGGATGCTGGCTCTGCCATTGCGTCTGCCGTATCGCTTCAGGGCATCCACTATGTCTCGCTGGAGCCTGGGAGAATCCACTGCCAAGCCTGAGTGATTGATAGTGATGTTGAACACAGCGCCAGAGTCCACAGACCTTAGGCCAGCCTTAGACATGGGAGTGATGCTGCCCGCCTGGGATGTGGTGAACAGCTCAGGGCCACGCTCCCCCACTACGTAGACTCCTCCTGGCCTGACAGGCCCACCAGTGGCCCTCCTGCCGATACTGGACTCACCACCAATGACAGCACCCTGGGCAGCCTTCTGAATGAAGCCATCCAGCATCACCGTAATCTTATTGATGTTACGTTCAGCCTGAGAGGTGTCTGCAGTAACGGTAGCGTCAGCACCCTTGCCGACCTTGTCCAGGCCCTGCTGTGTACCCTGGATGCCAGCATTAGCAGCCGCATTATCCAAGTCCACTGCCGTATGAATGTTCTTAGGAGTCAGCCCTAACTGGTCTGCGTACGCTTCAGCGGCATCCTTACTGTATCCAGCCGCTATCATTACATTAATCAGGTTCTGACGGTTATTCTCCAGGCTGGCAGACGCCTGATCCAGGGAGCCTGTCTCTTTGAACTTCGCATTAGCCAGGTCCAGAGCAGACTTGGCATTGTCCTGGATAGCTTTATTGTTGTTGTTGATAGCGACTATCTCACCCAGGTTGGCCCCAGCGCTGGCTTCTGTGGCCCCCTTCACTGCCAGTTTGTTCTCAGTGAGAGTCTTCATCAGGCTGATACTGTTCTGGCTGTACTGGGTCTCGGCTTCCCTGGCACTCAGGTGAATACCGATGAGGGCATCAAATGAAGACTTCAGGGCATCAGTCTTATCCTTAGCAGTGGCAGCTGCGTCACTGTACTTCTCCTGCGCATCGCTCAGGCCCAGGGTGGATTCAGTGGTGAACTGAGTCTTCTCATAGAGAGCCTTCACCCTGTCAATAGCGTCTGGAGTAGTGAGGTCTATCTTCTTAGACTTGGCTATCTCCTCCAGCGCTAATTGGGTGCCCCTCACCTGGAACTGCAGGTCACCTGTTTGGGCCGCTGCAGTCTTGGCAGCGTCACCCTGGTCATCAATACCATGCACTGCTAGGACACTAGAAGCTGCATAGTCAGCTATGGCATCCTTAGCCTTATTGATGTTGTCTACGTACGCCTTCTGCTTCTCATCCAGGTTACGGTACTCAGACTCCTGGTCCAGAATGGACTGCTCAATATTGTGGAATGGGATCAGAACATCGCCCGCACCGACCACCAGGTCAGCGAAGTTGTGCTCCTGGATTTGAGTGTTCAGGTCCTGGAGCCGGCCTTCCAGTTTGAAGGTAGCCCTGGACATCTCCTCCAGTGAGGATGTGTCTACATCCTGCGTCACTTCACCGTAGAATTTATCTGCAGCCTCCGAGGCTCCAGTAAGAGCACCTATGATGCCGTACAGGGCCGTTCCAAACAGGACCACAGGGGCAATCACAGGCAGCATAGAAGCTTCCAGGAGGGCCGTAGCAGCAGTGAGAACCCCCTCAGCAGCTGCTGTCTCCAGGAGTCCTGTGGTGAACACATAGACTGCTGCTGTAGCCTCGAAGGCCCAGGACACAATATTGCTGCCGATGAGCATGGCCTGCCTGGCTAGCACTGGCACATAGGCTGCAGCCAGACCAGTGAGACCTATGGATGCCAGTACCTTCACTGCCTCTTCATGCTCAGACAGGAAGCTAGTGGCCTTCTCTACAGCCGGACCCATACTGTTGCCCAGGGCTGTGGCTACCGCATCAACTGCCGGTATCAGCTTGGCTCCCACTGCCTCCTGGAAGTTCCCTACCTTCACTCTCAGCTTGTCCAGAGGGGTACCGGCTGCCTCTGCAGCTCCACCGAATTCCTTACTCAGCTCAGCCAGGATAATCTTCTGGGCACCCAGAACATCACCAGCCTCCACCATAGTCTTAATCTGTTCCTTCTGGTCCTTATTGAAGGACACACCAGCCTTAGACAGAGCAGTGATACCCTTGATAGGGTCATTTAGTGCCTTACCTAGCTGGATGGAGGCAGCAGACATGTCAGTCCCTAGAGCAGTGGACATGTCCAGAGCCAGCCCTGTAGCCCGGTCAAAGATGTCGTTACCCTTGCCTACCTCATTGTGAATGTTGGTGAAGGTGAGGAGGAGATTCTGGCCTGACTGGATGGCTTCATCATCAGCCCCAGTCTTATCTGAGATAGACCCTGCCAGCTCTGCCACTTGGTCTGCACTGGTCCAGGCAGCGGCCCCAGTGGTACGGATGACTCTCTCAGTCTCCCTGCCTATCTTGGCTGACTCCTCAGCAGCATTGAAGGCTCCCACTCCCAGGGCCACCAGGCCAGCTACACCAGCAGCAGCGCCAGCTGCAATAGCAGTGCCCATGGTGGAAGCACTCTTACCCACATCAGTGACATCAGAGGCTGTGTCCTTCAGGACCTTAGTAGCCTGTGAGTTCTTCGCAATAATCTCTATGAGAAGCTTGGTACTCTCAGCCACTAGGTCACCTCCTCTCAGCCTGGCCTGATGCCACTAGGAATTCTTCTGCTGTCTCTAGGGCTCTGGTGTCGACGTCAACCCAGCTTCTCCAATCTGTTCCTGTGAGACAGGAGACAATGACAGCTCTGGAGGCAACGGATCCGGCTGGGTAGGGCCGTCGGCGCCGTTGGACGCAGGGACCTCCTCATACGTGTCGAGCAGGTTCACCCACTCGTCATAGGGTGGGACCTTATGCTCCAGCCTCTCTAGAGCTGAGTACATAAGAGCAGCGTGCATAGCGATGCGGTTATTGGCTGAACCGTTAGCAGCTACCCTGTCCACTGCATTGATGAGGTCCTGGACTGTGGTCAGAATGGTGACTGGTTCCCCATCATCCCAGGACACTGTAAAGCGCTGCCTCAGACTAGGCACCATGCACCTTCCCTACCTCAGTCTCTATGGCCTTCTCATAGACTCCCAGCCACTGCTTCTCACTGGCCTTCAGACCCCTGGTAGCGAAGAGGCTGGGAGGTATGTTCTTGGATGGGACTCCCCAGTGGACAGGACCTGCATAAGGGGCAGTGAAGATGACAGACCCACTGACGCCTGTGGCATCGTAGGAGCCACTAGCCCTGAGCCTGCCGGTACGCATTGGAGCCCTGGCCCTGGCAGCCTCTAGAGCTATCCTGGCTGCTGCCCTATGAGCCTCGGACATATGCTCCAGGGAGTCCACCAGGGCATCTAGGCTGGCAGCCAGCTGGTCGGCCCCTTCTATCATGCTGCCTTAGAGTCCTTGTCCTTACGGTCTGAACCAGAACGAGTGGCAGTGGCAGAGGGCCAGGTAGCGTCAGGGTCTCCCTGGAGCCTCCACTCAAAGTCAGAGGTAATGCGCTTAGCCACATCACCACCCATCTCTAGGGCTCTCACCTGCACAGTACCGCTAATGCTGGTCGTGCCAGTGTTGGGGTTCCAGGTGAAGGGCTGGTCTGTCTTGTTATTGTCCCAGGACCACTTCACAAACCCATCAGGGTTATCAAAGTCCTGGATGGACGTTCCAGCCAGAGCCCATTCAGTGGTCACTGAGGGGGCCAGTTTATCACCACACAGGGTCTCTAGGGTGTCTCCATCTTCCGTGAAGGAAGGGGTAATGCGTACGTTGGTAGCCTGGCACGCAAACTCCACTCCACCAGTAACAGGGTCGCCCGTGCCACCTAGTGTTAGGGTGCCCTGCTTAAGCTTGGACTCTACAACTGCCATAGTTAAATCCCTTCAGTGAAGGACATAAGGTAGGCAGGATAGGACCTGCCATTCAGGAAGTACGAGACAACATCTGCAGACGTTAGGTCCACTATCTCTTGGACCTCCTCCACCAAGTCATCCAGAGCCTGCCAGCTGGTCCGGTCTGCAGTGTTGACGGCAGGGGCCAGGGCCACTAGCTGCCAGGTAGCGTCCACTGCACAGGCCAGGTCAAAGGTCAGGTTGGGGGGTGGGATGAGGACACAGGGAGGATTAGCCAGGGCTGGGTCTACGGTGGCCCTGATACCCTGAGCCTCCAGCAGCTCCACCAGTTCCTGGCCCCTAGCTAGTGTGCCCATCAGGCAATCACTGGTTCCACATAGGGGCTCAGCATCTGAGCAATGTCTTTGTCAAAGTTGCTGATGGTGGCCACTCCCAGCTCTGCCACTCCCACAATCCCATCAGGACTGTTGCGTCTATTGAGAACTCTGTTTGTCCAGAGCAGGCAGGCATATTGGGCATCATAGGGGCAGGCTATAAGGGCTAGGGAGGGGCACCTAGTGACTATGGCTTCCTGGACTGCCGACAGGGCCTGGTCCACTGCAGCATCGTCCACTGAGTCAGAGAGCCTGGCCCACTGTTTGTAGACATCCACATCAGGCCAGCCAGGCCCTGTCGGCAGAGCCATTACTTCGCTGCCTTTGAACTCTGGTAGGCAGCCTTTCCGCCATTCTCATCGGTGGACTGGGTTCCACCACTAAGAGGGGCAGCAGGCATACCTGTCACCTTCACAAAGGCATCAGGTTCGAGGACCAGCCAGGCAATGTAGCCATAGAAGGCCACCTGAGTACCCAGGACACTGGGTTCAATAGCTGAGACCTGGCCACCGATGGTCTCATACACTTCCACATACTGGCTGTCACCCAGGATGGCGGTACCGGCAGGCAGGTTCTTATCAATAACCATCCTGAACCCAGCCACAGTGCCAGTCATCGAGGTGGGCTGGATATTGCCCAGCGCATTCTGGGGATTCACAGTGGGGAACAGCTGTCGGCCACTGCCGTCCACCATAGAGCCCAGAGATCCCCAAACATCAGGGGCAGCCCAGAGGGTATCAGGCATGCCATTGGTGGAAGCGTAGATGTCTCCTGAGGCAGCGTAGAGAGCCCCTAGAACCCCCTTGCCATCAGGAGTAGCGGCAGCTTCAGTCTGGGTAACCTGCCCATTGAAGTATGTACAGAAGGCTGCATCAGTGACCTGAGCATAAGAGGCAGCCAGGTCAGAAACCAGCAGGTCCATAATGGCCGGGTCTGTCCAGTCTCGATCCTGCCAGGACAGGTTCACCACTCCACCGTACGTAGATTTAGTGACAGTCACAGGGTCCACTGTCATCACCTGGCTGGGCAGCTCTGCCTTCTCTGCAGACTGCGGACCAGCAGTGGTGTACTGGCTAATCTTAGGGCGCTGGAAGGTCTTACCTGGGCCAGGCAGCGGGCGCTTAGTGGTGGCTTCAATGGCTGGACGCCTGGCTGTCTGCTGCGTGAAGACTGGCCCCAGGATGGGAGTGGGGAGCAGGCCAGGGTTCTGAGCAGTGGTCTGGTGGGCAACGGCCCTCTGCAGGTACCGGTCAAAGCGAGCCCTAGCCTCTGGGTTCTCACTCCTGAGGCAGAAGTCCACCAGGTACTCACCTGGTGTGTTGTAGGTAGGGACTTCCAGCTGAGCGGAACGTTCCACCCCCTGGGCCTGCTGATGGTGGGCAGGGCCGATATGGGAGACCAGGTCCTGATAGGTGGCAGACCGTTCAGCTAGCCCAGCCTCCACCTTGATGTCCTCATCCAGGCCAGAGATGCGAGAACGTCTGGCTTCACAGGTGGACTGCTCAGAGTCAGAGAGGTCTCTGTCCTCATCGGCAGCCCTGCTGGTGATGGACTCAACGTCAGACATAGCCTGGTCACGCTGACGGCGGAGCCAGTCCAGTCTCTTAGTTCCTGAAAGTTCAGTAGTAGGCATGTCATCATCCATTAGGTGAGAGAGAAGTTCTGGTTCTCTCAGCTGGATGGCTGCCTACCGGCAGGGGAACAGTGAGGATATGGGGGTGGAGGGCTGGCCCTGCTATTGGATACCTGATCGTGAATACAGGTAGCCACCGGGTTTAAAGCGCCGTGGATGCAGAGCTCAGGAAGGGACGGTAGCTAACAGGGCCAGCCCACCTGGTGGTTCATTTGCAGCTAACCACGCTTCACCCTTTGTGTCCACTCCTGCCAGTAAGCAAGTCGTTCTGGTGGCCCAGGAGGAGCCTCTCTGACTGCTGTGACCTGGGCTGATGGGTAGGCAGGGACCTGGCACAGGGCCACGTGGTGGAGCCCCTTGACGTTCTTTCTATGCAGCACATCCCTGCCATCTCTATGCTTAATGGTGGGATTAAAGGCGGCTGGCTGGAAGGCCAAAGAGAGCCCAGGAGTCTGGCCATCCCTAATCTTGAAGGCTGCCTCTCTGCCAGCTTCTGTGTCATCCAGTCTCAGGTCCGCACATAGGCCAGAGGGCTGGTCATGCCACATGGCCCCACGACCCACCCAGTGGCCATTATGTTCGAGCTGCACCCTGAGATAGTTGGGTCTGGGCTTCAGACACTTAGCGAAACAGCCTGGTTCAAAGGTCTCCCAGTAGTCGCCGAACCCATCGTTTACCCTGGTCACTTCATTGTAGGGAGCCAGCATCCCTGAGACAGTCCTGCCATCACCAATCACTGCTAGCTCTGTCTCGAAACTCCTGGTATAGACATCCATTACGCTGCCTGTTCTTCTGTTTGGGGCTCAGCGACCGTGTCACCCATGGCCACCACATCGAGGGCAAAGAAGGCCCTAGCCTCTGGGACTGTCATCAGACCTGAAGCAATAGCCTTAGTGGCCAGGTCCACCCTGGCAGCCATATCAGGTCGCAGCACAGCAGCCTGGTTGAACCTGGCCTGTGTGGTCCTGGGCAGGCACTGGGAGGACAGCTGCTGCTCCAGGGGCACTATGTAGGACATGACTGTGGTGGTCAGGAACTGCTGGAAGACATCAGTGATGTTCCTGTACGTCAGGCTGGGAGAGTCCAGGCCCAGGAGGGCTCCAGGGATACCCATAGCCATGGCCAGCTGCTGGGCATTCAGCTTCCTGGTCTCATTCAGCTGGGACTCTTCCGCATTGGAGTTCAGCACTTCCAGTTCAGTCCCACCAGGGACCACAGCCCATTCATGCTCCTGGGCTACAGCCTTCATCTTTAGTTTAAGGGCATCAGCCTGGGCCTGGGTCAGCTCAGGGTTAGGATGCTTCACCACTCCAGGAGGTACGGCCCCACCCTCGAAATAGGTGGCAGCCCACTTCTCAGCAGCCACAGAACTAGCAATAAGCCTCTTATAGAGCTGCAGTGCACCCTTCCCCACTAGGTCTCCAGCTGCCTTATTCATCATCACATGCAGGACCTGGTCAGGAGTGAACTCCACTCCGTTGATGGTGTACCACCGTCGGCCCTGGTCAGCCTGGACGTTCCACTGCCCCATAGGAATGGGAAGCATCATCTCAGGCCAGCCAGCAGTATTCTTTGGCCCTAAGATGGCCACATAGTTGCCGTACAGGATCATGCTGTGGAGGTACTCAGTAATGAAGTCCACAAAGGTCCTGCCAGGGGCTGGAGCAGGATTAGCCAGGATGGGAGGAGTGGGACTGATGGGTTGCTGGCTACCGTCAGGCAGTGTCCGGTAACCGATGAGGGGCATCTGCAGAAGCAGGCTGGAAGTGATGGACATAAACCCAGCGATGACAGGAAGCCCCAGAGCCTCCTCCTCAGTGCAGTAGTACCAGGGGAACTCTCCAGTGACGGTGGACCAGCTCCCAGGTCTCATAGCCTCCTGCCACCTAGCCAGAGCCCAGAGGCTGGTATCCAGGGCTCCACCACCCTGGTAATAGACCTTAGGGGTGGCCCTCTGCAGGAGTGTCAGAAGCCCCATCAATCCTCCTCAGGGGGTGGGAATACATGCTCCAGGTACAGCGTCACCCCTAGAACAATGGAGGATGCCACCAGTGCGAAGAGGTCCCTATCGAGGACCACCCAGGCTGACCAGAGGATAGTGACCAGGCAGACCAGCTGGATAGCCCATATCACCCCCATGAATATAGAGCGCATTAGAATACCGTCCAGTTAGCCACCGGCGTGACTACGTGTTGAGTGGGCACCCACATAGCCAGGACTGCAGCTATGCAGGCATCAATGTCAGACTCAGGGTTCACCCTGTGGACAGAAGAGACCAGACCATCAGGTCCTCTCTTGGTTCCAGCCAGAGCCTGGGAGATAGTCACCCCACCTGGATGCCTGAGGGTCCTCTGGTTGGCTGCAGCGTAGAAGGCCCTACAGGCCCTGGCCCAGTCAGCTGGTCTGACGGTCAGGTGGGGTATCCCCGCAGCCTCAGCGACACGGCCCACCAGAGCCTCCACAGGGCTCCTGTGCAGCGTGGCCAGCTCGGCTGGTCTCCACTTCGCCACCAGGTCGGTCAGGCGCTTCTCAGCGGAGGTGAGGGCCTGGGGGCCTGCGTAGCTGGCAATCAGTTCTACGTGGTGGAACCCTTCATGATGGGCGCCAGCGACAATGGAGACATGCCTCAGCTCAGGGCCAGAGTCAACAGCCAGGGTGAAGGGCTGGTCAGTGGGGAACGGAACATCAGTGGAGCAGTCATCCCAGACAGCAGCATCCACCCAGCCCTGGACTGCAGCGACCTTCCGGCAGAGAACTTCCACCTCGAAGACATTGGCAGGGTCAGTCTCATACTCAGCTCTGACCACTTCTTCATCCAGGGTGTAACCCAGTGCAGGGTTAGCCATGGCCCAGGTCTCAGGCTTACCAGGGTGCTGACCAGCAGAAGCTGACCACTCGAAATAGCCTAGAGCTATCTCTTTATTTGTCTGGATAGCCTCTCTACCCTGGTCCTGCAGTTTGTTCAACACCACTGACTCCAGGTCACCTTCTGTAGTGACAGCCCAGAGCTGGGAGTCCACCCTGGCTCTCCTGGTCTTATCAATGGCCCCATAGCCATCCCAGTCAGTCATCTGCCGTATCTCGTCCATCAGGATGAGGTCCACCCCTGAGAAGCCTCTAGAGCCACCCCTGGTGGATGCCACCACTCGATAGCGTCCAGAGCCCACGTGGAAGACCTCGTTGCCCTGGGACTGCTTCCTACCTGTGACCATCAGGCCAGCCTGTTCCGCCATCTCAAAGGCCTGTGTCCAGGTCTCCACAGATATGTTGCGGTTCTGGGCTGTCCCTAGGCAGAACTTCTCACCAAATAGGCAGAGTCCACCCAGTATTCTGATGGTTGCCAGGAGAGTCTTACCGTTCTGCCTGCCAACTACAGCTAGAACAGTGCGGTAACGGAACCTGCCGTTGCGTCTGGCACAACCCTCACGCAACAGGAATTGCTGCCAGGGCATCAGCTCTACACCTAGAACTTCTCTGCTCCAGTTCACTAGAGCATTACCATAGCTGTAATCATATTTAGCGCTAGATTTAGGGCTAAGGCGGGGCCATGTCCAACCATCTACAGAGGCGTTAGCGTTAAATACTTCGGGACGAACTAGAGACGTAAGCTCTAAGGCTGGAGTCCTCGCTCCCCGATTTACACCTAAAGAATCGCCGGTCCTCGCTCCCCGATTTACACCTAAAGAATCGCCATTTACCGCTAACCCGTTAGCGTTTGAACTTAGCTCCAATACCCCGCCCGACCTGCCACTTCCTTCCCAGCTCCAGGCTGGGTCCTTATCGCTAACCCACTCGCTAACACAGCAGCCAGTACGTTGTCCAGCATCGATTAACTTCACTGGCGACTTGGTTCTACCGCTGTGAGGTAGGCCTTTGACATAGTCCATCTTCTACCATCCTGGTGGATGGACAGGGCCAGCCCGCCGTAGCATCAGGCCCCATCCATCCATAGTGGCGCAGCTCTACCCTGCAGGCCTGCCGTAGCCCTGACAGTTAGTCACTACGCTCTACCTAGGTACCGCACTCCTGACATCACAGAGCTAAGCTCTACTGCCAGTCATACGGAGTGAAGTGGGCTGGGAGTTCTGCCCACCAGTGGAAGCCATTCACACTGATAACCCCCAGCCCACTGACCTCACTGGAACGCTGGAGCCCTAGCTGTATCCTCTTCAGGCTGATTCTCACGTCGCCGGCAGAAGATAGACCAGCCATACTCAGTGTGTCGCAGAGCCACGTTCCAGCCCTTGCCAGACACTGAGCGCAGGACACTGGCCCGCTTGTCTGCCTCTTCCTTATCCTCGAAGTCCCAGAGCCGAGCCCACTGACCTGGATGCTGAGCCAGCTCATCGAGCATGGCATCCATCTCTTTACGCAGAGGACTACGCTCCCTGGTCCCACCACCGATACGGCCCTTAGGTGGATCTTCCCATACAACAGTCATCGTCGACCTTTCACCAGTTGACTGTGACCACTGGTGCTACCAGTGAATCACCCTTACTCTTATTGCACGTATCACAGGCTGCGACTAGGTTCCTGAGACTGTCACTCCCACCCTTAGACCTGGGCAGGATGTGGTCTGCACTAGTGGCTGAGCCCTTACATCTAGGCCCCCTCAGCTGGCACTGGTAGTTGTCTCTCAGCAGCACTACTTCCCTGAGATTCCTCCAGCGAAGCGACTTGTAGTGGGGGTGACCTATCTTCTTCTTCACTGCGCAGTTTTTCTCTTGCTAGCTGAATGCCCTGAAGGTTGAGCCAGATCTGTTGGGCTGAGAGGGCCATATATAGAGCACCCCGTTTCTATACAAATCGAGGGGCCGAGCTATAGGGGTTCAGAGCCTGGAGCCCACTTATTTGTATCCATATATGTTTGAGAAACTCTGACTCTGTCTCTCGCAGAGGTACCCACTGAGGGGTCGATGCGGTAGGAGTCTGGTGAAAGTAGCTCCAGCCACCCTTTCTTTATAAGTTCATTCAGAGTAAGAGACAGGTTTCTAACAGGTATATCTATG